TCGTGACCAAGGGCCTCATGTTCATCGAAAAGGATGGCGAACCGGAGCCTGAGACGACCACAGATGGTCAGGAGGATGTCCCCGCCGACCAGGAACCCCATGAATTGGGCGATGAGAAGAGCTTCGCTACGAAGCAGCTCACGCCGGTCATCGACAGCCTGAAAAGCGCCGTCGTCGCCTTAGAGGCACTCGGAACGAAATCCGAGGAGCTGGAGGGTGATGAGGACGAGCCCACCGCAACCGAGGAAGAGCGTCAGTTCGCCGAATTCACGGCAACGAGGCGTACGGTCCAAGGGGTCGCGACTGCTATTAGCGACGTACTAGCTGAGATGCGCAACATAGTAGAGGCAAACAGATAAACTCAGCATCATTATCGAATAATTTTACGAGTACATGAATGATGAACTCAAGAAGGAGCTCGCTTCTACCGTAGACGAAAGCATCAAGAGAAATCTTGAGGAAATCGTCGGCAAGGAAGTTTCGGACCGCGTCGAGAAGGCCGTGAAGATGGCCCGCCTCGATGCGGCCGTAAGCGGCAAGGGATTGGACGACGAGAGCAAGCTCGCGTTCGCCAAGGATCTCCGCAACATCTCGACCGGCGAGAAGGCAGCGTACCTCGGTTCCAGCGACCAGACTGGCGGCTTCCTTATCCCAGTGGAAGTCCACAACGAGATCCTCCGCATCTCCGCGACCACGGGTCTCGTGATGCGTGATGCGTCGCGCTTCCCGGTAACGTCCGGCGAATTGGAGATCCCGCGCTACACCGGCAGCGCTCTCCAGGGCGAATATGACGGCGAGGATACCGAAGCAAACGAGACGCAGAACGACATCGGCGTCGCTCGCCTTCAGGCAAAGACGTGGCAGACCATCATCCGCGTCAGCAACATCCTGCTCGCAGATGCGAACGTCAACGTCGCTGATTGGCTTCTTGGCCTCGTGTCCGAGGGTCTCGCGTATCGCGTTGACCGTGAAGGCTTCACAGGCGGCACCTACGCTGGTTCTCCGTTCGTCGGCCTCCTCGGCTCTTCAGACGTAACCGTCCAGACGATGCAGACCGGCAACACAGGCTTCGACAAGCTTACGCTGCCGGAGGCATCTGACGCGATCGGCGCGCTCGACACGTCGCAGCTCGGTAACGCTGCATTCTATATGCACCGCACCGTATGGGCGAAGCTCCGCGCTCGCTCGACGAACGGCGTATTCGAGTACGGTCAGTCCAACCTTGCTAGCCAGCAGCGCCAGAACGGCATCCAGCCATCCGGCGAGATCCTAGGCTACCCGGTATACACGACCGACGTACTGCCAGCGTTCTCCAGCTCAGCGATCAGCACCAAGTTCGCGGTGTTCGGCAACCTCAGCTCCGCTCTCGCATTCGGCGACCGCGGGCCGATGGAGGTAGCAAAGTCGACCGACGCGACGGTGGGCGGCAAGTCGCTCTTCCGCGCGAACCAGTCGGCATTCCGCTACACGCACCGTCACGCCCTCAGTATCGCGCTGCCGGCTGCGGCTGTGGTCCTTAAGACATCAGCTTCTTAGCCTATGCCTAGTTACCGCACCAACGTAGCGCTCTCGATCAAGGGCGACCGGGTGGAGAAGAACACCGAGATCGAGCTCTCCACCGAAGACGCGGCGATGTACGATCCGGCCGACCTCGTGCGTGTCGATGGCGTGGAAGAGGCACCAGTTCCCGAGGAACCGTCGATTGACGATCCCAAGGACATGAGTCTCGCTCAGTTAAGGGAACGCGCAGGCGCGCTCGGCCTATCGACGGCCGGCAGCAAGGCGGACCTCATTGAGCGCATCACGCTCAAGCCCGGCGAGCCGGACACCAGCACTGACGGCGACGAGCCGCAGGGCGCGATTAGCAACCCATAATTCATCCATATGCGTAAGCTACTAGATAGCATCAAAGCAGCGTTCTCGTTCCGCCCGGCTGCGGTCACGGCTACGGCGAACGGCACAAGCGTAGACACGCTTGGCTACTTCGACGGCATGGCAGTGCTCGAAGTTGGCGCCGTAACCGGCACCAGCCCGACACTCGACGTCAAAGTCCAGGAGAGTGACGACAACAGCACCTGGTCCGATACTGGCATCACCTTTACCCAGGTGACGGCGGCCAACAACAGCCAGGCGAAGCGCCTCGCTGAGCTCAACCTCACGCGTAAGCGCTACCTCCGCGGCGTTGCCACTATCGCGGGCACGACGCCGAACTTCACGTTCGGCCTAGAGCTCCTTCTTGGCGACGGCTACTCCGGAGCGGTCACCAACGATTAGTCGTTGTCCCCCAGGGCTTCCGAGCGATCGGAGGCCCTATGGGTATAATGACCACACACGCATGAACGGAGACGCGCTGACCACGAAGGAGAGGATCAAGGACCGGATCACTATCACGGTCACGACATTCGACACCCTGATCGACAACCTCATTTTGGCCGTCACGGCTCGCATCGAGCAGATGTGCAACCGACGCTTCGCGCAGGCGACGTTCCCCAACGAGCTCCACGACGGCTCGGACAGCTATTACAGCCGCCGCGCGGCCATCGTGGTGAAGAATGCGCCGATCGCGTCCATCGCCTCGGTGCAGTACGACGCCGGCTACAACGGCGCGCACAACTGGTCCGATTTCTACGCCAGTGATTACACCATCGATTACGAGGCCGGGATTCTCTATTTCCCCGGCGGCCTTCGGGTCGGGCATCAGAACGTCCGGATAACATACACGGGCGGCTTCACGGGCTACTCGATGGACCTGTCGCCCCTGTGGCGTTTCAACGTGACGCCGCAGGGCAACGTGGACGGCTCAAACCTCACGTTCACGCTTCCAGAGAGCGCTGATCAGGTCATCGTCTATGCCGACGGCGTGCGAGAGAAGGACGCCAACGTCACCCACGTTGCCGGCACCACCAGCGTCACCCTTGCAGCCGGCCGCGCCCCGGCGAGCACCATCGCCATGGACTACATCACCACGAACCAGAACCCGTCCGGCACATCATACCTTCCCGCGGACCTCGTGGAGGTGGCCGAGGAAGCGGTAGTTCGCATCTTCAAGCGTCGCGAGAGCGAGGGACGCACGAGCGAGACGTTCGGCACCAGCTCAATCACGTGGGCCAAGAGCGTGTTCACCGACGAGGACCTGGGTACCATCCGCAACTACCGGCGCGGCTACCACATATGATCTCGCTCACCATTCGCACCAGTAATCTCGACCAACTGGGGTCAAACTTCAGCAAGGCGCCTGCGACAGCGCTGCGGTATCTCTCGCTCGCTACGAAGGGCGCGATTTTGGAGGTTGAGAAGCAGGCAAACGACGGCAACTTCCAGTTCAAGACGCCTCGCGCGCGGCGAACCGGCTATCTGTCCCTCTCCTTCGCTTATGGCCGCCAGTTTAGCGCCGATGGCCTGCGCGGTGCGATCGGACCGACCGCCCACTATGCCCCTATGTCTATTTCGGCACGCGCCGCGGCATTCGCCCGAACCCCTACATGGATCGAATCGCCAAGGCGGCAGAGCCCGGCGTCAACAAGCAGTTTGAGGCCGCAGTGGACAAGCTCGTTGCGGAAATCGCGAACGTATGAGCGCTTCCAGCATCAAACAGGCCGTGAAGGCGAACCTCGACGCGCTCGTGACAGCAGGCCGGCTTGCCGGCGCCACGAGCTCTGATCTCCGCAAGGATCCGCTTGAGGCGGACATTCCGGGCTATCCGTGGGCCTTCCTGATGCCGCCCAGCATCGAGAGCCAGGTACTCGATAACCGCACCAACATCCGGACCTACAGCTATGACATCATGATCGTCTGGAATGCCATGAACGTGGCGGATGACACGACCGTGGAGACTGACACCGAAGCCGTCCTATCGGTGTTTGACAATGACCCCACGCTTCAGGGGACCGCCTTGGCTGGCGTTCTACCCGTCTCAATGGCGCCTCAGCCACTCCAGCATGCGGGCAAGGACCTTATAATGGGCGTGGTACAGGTTCAGGCCAAGGAGAACGTCTCGCTCACTTTTGTTTAAGCAGCACTAGCCTCGTAAGTGACTCATGGTTCAATGCGTTCTCTATGCGAAGTCTCAATCCGCAGCGATGCATTAGCCAATCCGAATTCAAGCTCCTGCTCTAAATTTTTCTGGCTCTGAAGCAGCGCCCATCCGTTCTTGTCGTCCGGATGACCTTCGAACTCCAGCACCGCAACGAGAATCTTGCTGATCCCTGCCTTCTCATCATCATTCAGGAAAGGAGAATACAGCAGCGCCTTTCTTCGGATAAAAGAATAATCTTCCTCTATTTTGTCCTTCTGTGCTGCTGTCAGACTGTCTCCCTCTAGTCCAAGGTGTGTGAGCTCATCTACTCGGTCGGAGATAACGGTCCAAAGTTCAATCTGCTTGTCTACCTTCCTGTTCCACCAATCGGACTCAAGCTTTGCATTTGATGTCTCAAAATTGACTGACGCGGCGAGGACGCCTAGCGTCACCGGCGTAAGTGCAGCCACAACAAGCTTCATGATCTCAAGTGAATTCCACGGGCCATTGGGCTTCGCATTGTCCTTGGCTGGCCTCTTCCCTACCTTGATATAGGGTTTCATCTGCGCCTCCAGATGTGGAATGGGGGTGGTATACTTACCGCCATGAGCATCACGAAGCCAGAGAAGATCAGAACGAATGATCGCAGCATGAGTGACGTTCCGGTTGACGAAAGACAGTCGTTTTTCTTCCCCAAGCACAACCCGCCCGTTTCCGTACGCGCGGCCACATTCGAGGAAGCGCAAGAGATCCTGATCGCGCAAGATCAGGAGCGATTACAAGTATCTAACCAAAAGGAGGCATGACAAAATTCATCGGGCGCCAGGCTGACTTCGGGATCGCCAAAGAGGCGGTCCGAGGCACCGCTGAGGCTTCAGCTGCCTTCTTCCTGCCTAAGGTCTCGCTGTCCATCGACGATGGTGTTGACCAGATCGTAGACGAGAGCTCGACCGGCGTTATCGAGGATTCCCCGAACGCATCGATCGTCTCCAAATACGCTGAGGGCGAGATCGAGGGGAACATTTACGACAAATCGTTTGGTCTCCTCCTCCTCGCAGCGCTGGGTCAGGTCTCCACGTCAGGACCGGCTCAGTCCACCGTCTATACGCATTCGTTCACGGTGCTCCAGACGGCCCAGCACCCATCTCTGACGCTCTTCCTCGACGACGAGAACCAGGATTATAAATATGCGCTCGGCGTGCTTCGCTCGCTTGAGCTCACGGTCATGCTTGGCCAATATGCGCGCTACAAGGCAGCCTTCCGGTCCAAGGTTGGAGCGACCGCCACTATCTCGCCAACCTACTCCACCGAGAACTTCTTCCTTCCCCAGCACGGCACGATCAAAACGGCGACTAACCTCGCGGGCCTGGGTGCCGCCAGCGCTATCAACATCCGCAGCGTGAAGCTATCGATCGACAAGAATTCCGAGGATGACCGGAAGATCGGCTCGACCGATCCGGTCGACATCCTCAACAAGCAGTTCGGGGTGACCGGCTCGCTTGAGCTCGTCTTCAACGACAACTCATTTAAGACAGAGATGCTAGGCGACACGGCCAAGGCCATGCGCATTGCGCTCACGAACACCGACGTCACGATCGGCACCTCGCTGAATCCGGCGCTCACGATCGACCTTGCGAAGGTTAAATTCTCCAAGTTCGAGCGTAAGTACGCGAACGGCGACATCGTTACGGCAAGCGTGGACTTCAAAGCGCATTACAGCCTCGCTGACGCAGCCATGATCACCGCGCAGCTCGTAACCACCCAAACTAGCTACTAACCTATGGACCGAGAAACCAAGGAGATCACCGCAGGCAACCACACCTACACCGTTAAGACATACGCCACCGCCCGAGAGGCGAACGCTATCCAGCAGGCGTATATGAAGGGCATGAAGGTCGAGGTGGTAGGCGAGCTGCCGAAGATCAGTGAGTTCAACCCCGGCGCACAGTTCGAGGTCGAGCAGGAGATGGTGCGGCAGCTCATCGTCTCTATGGACGGGGTGCCGGACGCCGTGCTCGATCGCTGCATCGACCTCCCGAACGACCAGTTCGGCGACTTGATTGCGCAGCTCGACGAGCTCGTTTCAAAAAAAAAGAGATAGCCGCAGCCGTCGATCACTACAGCATGGGACGCATGAACCCCTCCATGCAGATGGTCGCCATCATGCAGGAGTTCGGCTGGACCTTCGAAGAATACATGAACACCCCGAGCTTCGTGCTCACCTTCATCCGTGAGAAAATGATGAGGGATCAGAAGGAGCGAGAATTAGCCGCCAAGCGCGCCAACCATGGGAAATAAGGAGACACAGCTTCAGATCGTTATCGACGCCCAGAACCGCACACAGGGCGCTTTCGACGCGGTTCAGGCAAACCTAGACGGCTTCAAGAAGACCAATCAAGGCCTGATCACGGCCATGACCACCGTCGGCGTTGCCGGTGCCGCCGCATTCGGCGGCTTGGCAATCATGACCAAGGGCGCGGTCGAAGCTGGCGCGCAGTTCGAGCAGACCAACATCGCTTTTAATACCATGATCGGGGATGCCGGCTTGGCTCAGCAGACCCTCACGAACCTCGCGCAGTTCGCGTCGCGCACCCCGTTCCAGCTCACCCAGCTTGAGCAGGCATCGAAGCAGCTGCTTGCTTACGGCATCTCTGCCAAGGACCTCATCCCGACCCTCAAAACGTTGGGCGACATTGCCGCTGGTGTGGGCATGGACAAGCTTCCCGAGCTCATCCTCGCCTTCGGCCAGGTCCAAGCCAAGGGTCATCTTGCCGGCCAGGAGCTCCTTCAGTTCACCAATGCCGGCGTGGGGCTGTCACAGCAGCTCCAGAAGGATCTGGGGCTCACGAGAGACCAGTTCGAAAAACTGATGGAGAGCGGTCAGATCACCGCGGCACAGGTTACCGCGGCACTCAACGAGATGACCGGACAGGGCGGCCTATTTTTCAATCTCATGGACAAGCAGTCGCAGTCGCTGGCGGGTCAATGGAGCAACTTCCACGACCAGATCAGCCTCACCGCGCGCGCTATCGGCGAACAGCTTGTCCCCTATCTCAAGCCGCTTGTGGATCAGCTCATCCAGGTCGCGCAGGCGGTAGACGCCTTCGCAACGGCTCATCCGAAGCTCACCGCCGTCATCCTGATCGGAACGCTCGCTTTTACCGGCCTCATGGCCATCCTCCTGCCGATCGCGCTTGCGCTCCCCGGCCTCGTCATCATGTTCGGCCTTCTCACCGCTGCCATGTCGGGTCCCGCGCTCATCGCGGCTGTTGTCGTGGCCGCTATCGCTGGCATCACCGCTGCCCTTGTGGCGCTGAACGCGATGGGGCTCACCACCCGCAAAGGCTGGGAAGATGTTTGGGCAGGCATCAAGGTGACGGTGGCCGATAACGTGAATTCCGTCATCGGCATGGTCGAAAGCATGATCAACTTCATCATCGACGGTGTGAACAAGACTGTGGATGCCCTGAACAAGGTGATCGCGCTCGCACAGAATGTGCCCGGAGTCGGCAAGCTCATACCATCCATCGGCAGGATCAGCGCCGTGACGCTCGGGCGCGTAGACACCGATACTATCGCTACTAGCAGCCTGATCGACACCGCGGCCAAAACAGCGGGAAGCAGCGCTATGGTGTCCATGTCGGGCAACGTATTCCTCAGCCCGGACGTGGCCGAGCAGATTGGCGATATGATCCTGGGCAAGCTCAAGCTGTCTAACGCGCTCTAGCGTATGCTCACCGTCACCATTGCGGGATCGAACCGGACCTCCAGCGTCGTCGCAGGCTCGCTCCGAAAGACCGACAATATCAATCAGCAGGTCGATACCCTCGAATTCAAGGTCCGCCGCTATGGGTCGCTCACCTACGTTCCCGTGCTGGGCGACGATGTGGTCGTTCAGAAGGATAGCTCCACGATCTTCGGGGGTCCCGTCGTGCGGATCACGGAGGGCATGCGGTCGACCCAGATCCTTGAGTACACCATCCAGTGCAATGACTATTCGCAGTTCCTCAAGCGCGAGCTCGTCACCAAGCGCTACCAGGCGACGGATGTCGGGACGATCATCGCCGACCTCGTCGCTAACTACACGGCCGACGGCTTCACCACGGCAAACGTGGAGGGTTCGCTCGCGGTGGAGAGCATCGCGTTCAACCGCATTACCGTGGCAGACAGCCTGCAAAAGCTGGCCGATGCCATCTCATACGTGTGGTACGTGGATTACGCGAAGGACATCCACTTTTTCCCCAAAAGCACCGAAGCCGGCCCTGCCCTTTCCGACGCCTCCGGCAATTATATCTATGAGAGCCTATCTATCGTTCAGGACCTGACCCAGGTGCGGAACGCCATCACGGTTCAGGGCGGGGAAGCCACGTCGGCGAGCACCAGAACCGAGGTGTTCAACGGTGATGGAACGAAGGTCCACTTCGTCCTTGCCAACAAGTATGCGAGCACGCCCGTCGTGACGGTGGGGGGCGTTACGCAGACCGTGGGCACAGAATATCTGGACGATGACGCATCGTTCGCATGCATGTGGAATTACAACGAGAAGTACGTCCGCTTCACGGCCGGCCACACCCCCGCGGCCGGCACCAACAACGTAAGCGTCGTCGGTTACTACCTCTTCCCCATCGTCGTGCGCGTCCCAGCCCCCGCCTCGATCGCCGCCTATGGCGAGTATGAGTACGCAGTGACGGACAACAGCATCAAGTCTCAGGACGAGGCCATCGCCCGTGCCTTAGCCGAGCTCCAGAGCTACCAAAATGCGCTCTATGAGGGGTCATTCCGGACCTACACGGATGGATTCCGATCGGGCCAGGTGGTCAACATCAGCTCGACCCAGCGCAGCAAGAGCATTGACGTGCTCGTGCAGTCGGTTCGGGCCACCATGCGTGATCCGAACGGAGATCAGCTCGAATACCAGGTGCAATTCGCCACGCTGAAATCCGTCGGCATCATCGAATACCTCCAGAACCAGCTTCGCTCGCGCGAGGTGATCGTGGACGATCAGGAGACCTTATTGAACTACCTGCCCCAGGCTGACACCGTGGCAGCCGCGGACGGGCTCGCGTCGCCCTCTCACACGAGCGGTCCGTACAGGTGGGGAACCGCCCGGTTCGGATATGCTACCTACAGCTAACCGCCTCAGTACTCGATCCAAGCCATATAGATCGAATGAATGCGGGCATTCGGATCGGGCGAGCCTTGGCCGGCGCTCTTGTAGTAAGGCAGCTCGCGATGGTGCGGATGGTACTTGTAGCAGTGCGGTCCGCCGCGCTTCGCCTGTAGCTTGCAGGCATTCTGGAGGCGCTCTTCGAGATCGTGGGCGGTTCGCTGCGTCATCCGGTCAGCAAGGACGACAATGTGCTGGTAGCCTCGGACTTGATACTGTCGGAACCGCTCGCTAGCGGACTGCGCCGTGTAACCGATGACGAAGTGCTTCACGTAACGTGAGGAGGCTATCGCCCAGATGGTGTTCACGTAACGGTCGACGACGCGTTCCTGCGTCATCCTGCTGTTCAATTCCACGCGCGTTATCCCCCCACCGCCTGACGCAACCTTACCCGCCGGCCGTATACTAGGAGCATGGAAGCACAGGCTCAGGCAAGCGATCGCGTGCGTGCGGCCGGATCGCTGCGTATCACGAGGTTACGCGGCGGCGTGCCAGTGACGATCACCACTGCCATGCCGAACAAGGTCGTCTCCTCGTCGGGGTATGGCCGAAACCTGATCGCCCGAGCGCTCGCCAACGACATAACCTATCCGCTCCCGATCACCAGCGCCGCTCTAGGAACGGGCACCAACGCCGCGTCCGATAGCGATACAAACCTTCAGACACCTACAGTCACAGGCCTCTCTGTCACGAACGTCACCGTAACCAACAACATCGTCCAAGTGGACGTGTTCGTCGCCGACGGCAGCCTGCCTAACGGAACTTACAAGGAGTTTGGCGTCTTCTGCGCGGGGCGGCTATTTGCGCGCATTCTCATTACCCCGAACTATACGAAAGCCTCGGGAGAAGACACGTTATTCACCTATACGCTGACGCTAACTGGCTAGCGTGGCTTACAATACAACCATATGACGTGGGCCACCGGCCAGCCGATCGCAATCTCTGACTTCACTGGCTTTGTATGGCCGTACGCGGGGCCAACCCCTCCAACGGGTTGGCTTGCATGTGACGGGTCCGCCGTTTCCCGAGCTACCTACGCAGGCCTATTCACGGCAATCGGCACCACGCATGGCGTCGGCGACGGGTCTACGACCTTCAACCTTCCGGATTATCGAGGACGATCCCTCGTGGGATCCGGGACGGGTACGAAGGTCGCCATCTTCGCATCTCGCTCAAGCAACGTGATCACGGTCACCGGGCTCTCGAACGCCGCCAATAACGAATTCCAGACAGGCCAAGCGGTCTTCTACCATACGTCCGGCAGCGTGATCACGGGGCTCACCAACGACACCACATATTACCTCATCCGTACAGGCAACCTGACCTTCTCGCTCGCATCGTCGCTTGCCAATGCGCAGAACGGCACCGTGCTCCCCCTCTCAAGCTCCGGCAGCGGTACGCAGACGTTTACGCTCTCGCTCAGCGCCCGAAGCCTAGGCGACACGGGCGGCGAGGAAAACCACGCAATGAGCTCGACCGAGCTCTTGGCGCACACCCACGGATACGGCTCGGTCGGCGGCGGCGGATCAGCCATGGCAGCCACCAGCTCGGCTCAGGATGCCGGCAATCACACCACAACGTCGGCAGGCGGCAACAACGCCATGAACAGCATGACGCCGTTCGGCGTCGTGAACTGGGTGATCAAAACCTAGCGCCACCAGCCATGAGGCACTTCCGCCACCTCTCCCGGGCCGAGATCACCGACATCGTGGTGTCGCATAACTCCGGCGAGACGCAGGCGTCCCTAGCGCGCCGGTTCGGCGTGGATCACTCCACCATCATCTATCACGTGCGAAAATACGAAGGCTCCTATCTCGAAGACGGCAGTATCTACGCCGTCGTGAAGGCGAACGTCCGATCGGTGTGCGTCCATCCATCTTCCCGATGCACCCTATGTGGCGAGATGCGGGATGAATTGCTCCGCACCGAACGTGACCAGATCCGTCGCCTGGAAGCGCAGCTTTCCGATGCGAACAGCCGACTGAGGATAGCTGGCCTAAATGTGGAATAGATAAAGATATAATGAGGCGATGAAGCCTCAAATTGCGTGCGCGCGTCTCGTAGAAGTATTTATATTGTCGTTCCTCGCTCTCGGTGCCACACCCGCCAACGCTCAGGTTGTCTCACCCTCGCGCGGCGGCACCGGCACGGGTTCAGTGCCCGCGGTAGGCCAAGTGCTCGTGGGCCAAGCCAACGGAACATACGCTCCGCAGGCTACCTCGTCGCTCGGCATAACGGCTGGTGGCGGCTCGGGCATCACCACACTTAACGGCCTCACCGGGTCCAGTCAGACTTTCGCCACAACTTCCGCGAACGCGGGCTGGGGTTTCAGCTCGTCCGGTACAACGCACACCCTAAACATCCCGACGGCATCGGCCTCGAATGCGCTTGGACTTCTCTCGTCCGCCGACTGGTCAAATTTTTATGGAAAGGAGAATATCCTCTCGTTTGTATACCCTTTGGTCCGATCTGTGAATTCGATCAGCCTCGCCTTTGGCACCACGACATCGAACACATGGGCCGGAACCCAGACGTTTACTAACGCTCCGGTTCTCGGCTCACTCACGGGATTCATCAAGGCAAACGCAGGCGCTCTTGCGGCCGCGCTCATCAATCTCACGAGTGATGTGACGGGTATCCTGCCCGTTGCGAACGGCGGGACAAATATCAGCACTTATACGACTGGAGATCTTCTCTACGCCTCAAACGCAACCACGCTCTCCCGCCTTGGTCGTGGCGCAGCAGGTACCGTTCTCTGGATAGCTGCAAACAACTTGCCTGCGTGGACAGCCACTTCATCGCTTGGGATCTCAGGTGGCGCAGGTACCAACTATTTCACAAATTCCGGTGCCTCCACATATCTTTCCACCGGCACCAACCTTGGTATCGGCACCGCCACCCCTTCGACGCTCCTCCACGTCTACGGCACCAGCACCAGCAGCCCGTACGCTATCATCGGCGGAACGCAGCCACTTCTCCAGGTTGGGGGTTACACACCGCCTTATGGCTACCTCGCAAATGACCGCATTAACTCGACCGACAACCGCAATGACTACTCGGTCATCAACTCATACAACTTCTCGTCAGGGAACTGCGCGACGGCAGACCTTTCGGCGGCCAACGACCTGGCTGCGAACGCTGCCTTTTTCGCAGATCTCGGACACACTTCTTCTGGCTTTACTGGCTCTGGGTGTATCAACAATCCGTTCACGGGATTCGGGGCCAATTCAAGTTATCTCTTCGATCCGAGCGGCAACATAAACTTCGCTATCGGCTCTAGCTCACCGAACACGTCTATCAGATTCCTCACCCAGGGCTACGACACTACAAACGAGCGCATGCGCCTCACGAGTGCGGGTAACCTAGGCATTGGCACAACGACCCCGTTCAAGGCGCTCACGGTATCCGGCGAGGGGTATTTCACCGGCACCTCGACCGCCTCGTGTTTCACTACCAACGGATCTACCTGTCTCGGAGGCACGGGAACCGTTACGAACGTCGCTACCAACTCGACGCTTACCGGCGGCCCGATCACGACGACCGGCACGCTCGGCCTGAATCTCGCCAGCCAGAATACGTGGACCGGCAACCTCACGGTATCGACAACCTCTACCGATGCGCTGGACGTGGGACAAAACGGTGCGACGAACCCCGCATTCCAGGTAGACACCTCGACTGCCTCATCAGCTACTGGACTCAAGCTCACCTCTGCTGCTGCAGCCGGAGGCGTAACCCTTCAGACGCTTTCAAGTGGTACGAATGAAGCACTTAGTGTCCTCGCGAAAGGAACAGGTGCCCTCACATTCGGTGCAAACGTTGGTAATACCATCAACATCGGCGGAACAGTCAGCAGTAGTATCAACTTGGGCAGATTGTCCCTTACTGGCTCAACATTCTCATTACCTCTCGCGACTGCGGCGAATACTGTTACTCCTCGCTTCTTGGTGACGAACTCTGCCGACGCGGCGCTCTCGCAAGGCAATGAAGCTACATATACCTACTTCAATGCGGGTCTCAACACCCGTACTCATAACTCGAACGTAGCTATTGCCACGCAACGCGACTTCAGAATAACCGGTAGCACCCATGCATTCACGACAGCAAACGGAACCATTACCAATAACGCCGTCTTTTCGGTAGATGGCCCGACGATTGCAGGCACAAGCACCCTTATCACTAATGGTATTGGAATCTATGTGCCGGGCACCGCAGTGAACGCAAGCACTACCAATAGCTACGGCGCAAGCATCGCAGCCTCCACGGGCGCGCAGAACAACTATGCCGCCACGTTCACCGGCGGGCGAGTAGGTATCGGCACCACGACCCCAGCCTCCGACCTTCAGATCGCTACCTCAACAGCCAGCGCGACGACGACGCTTGAAGTTGGCCGTGCTGGCCAGGGTAAAGGCAGCTGCCTCGTCATGTACGATGCTGCCGGCACGGTGCAGTACGTGTCTATTCTCAGCGGCGCGTTCTTAATAAGCGCGACCAGCTGTAAGTAGCGCCTTAATCACATAACAAAAATCAACATGGACGACGCAGCACCAATAATCAGCGTAGAGGGCGGACAGATAACCGTCGTTACCCAGACCGTCGAGTTCCAAGGCACGGTAGAGGACTGCGACAAGATGATCAGCGAAGCCGAGACAGATATTTCAGTTGCCCAGGGCGACATTGAAGCCGCTAACGCAAAGAAGGCGCTCTACCAGGGCTACAAAGACCGCATCCAAGCGTCTGCATAAGCACCGGCCAACCATCACGCAATTATGTCGGAATCACACCTGAGCGAGAAGATAGACAAGCTTACCGAACGTTTCGATACGTTCGAGCAGCGCCTTGATCCTATTCTTGAAGCGTATGATTCCGTGCTCTTCGGTAAGAAATTTCTTGTCGGCGTTGCGACGGTCGTTGGCTCGCTTGCGGCCATAGGCGGCGGTGTGATCTGGGTAATTGGCTGGATACGCCATGGAGGAACTTAACCACTAACCAGCCCAATTTCGTATGAACGCTACTCCGGAGATTATCTACCAGACCGCCTACAAGGCCCTTGGCACCCCGATGACGCTCGATGAGACCGTGCCGAAGGATGTTCGATGTGCAGAAGCCGTATCCGCCGTTCTAAGCCGTGCTGGCGTTTCTGGCATACCCGCCCACGGCATCCCCGGCACCGCAGCGTTCTATGATTGGATGGAGAACAGCCCGCGCTGGACCAAGATCCCAGCCCCTGAACCAGGCGCGGTCGTGATCTGCCCATCCGGTATGTCCTCCAAAGGCTCGCCACACGGCCATATGGGCATCTGTGGCAAATCGTGGATGATGGCAAACGACAGCGACACTGGCCTATTTGCGGCCAAATACACGTATGCGTCGTGGCTCCGCTATTTCGGCACGGGGCTCGGCTTCCCGACGTTCTATTTCCGCTACACGCCGGCCGCAGACCTAGGCACGGCGGCGGCTGCCGAGCAGATCGTCGCCAACTATCAGGCAGCAAAGGCCCACATCGAAGCCGTTCCCGCTCCTGAGAGGTCCGCTACCCTCGCCCTCTGGAACAGCATCATTGCCAAGTTCAGCAAGCTCATCCGAGCTCGGTAGCTGTGGATACCAGCCGCCCCGTCTTATTCACCTAGTACACTTACCCTATGGAAAACACCTACAGCCTTCTCCGTTCTCGCACGTTCTGGACGCTCACAGTCATGTCGCTGTTGCCGGTCGCGAACACGATCGTGCCGACGCTTCCGGCCGTCTGGCAGAACGTCGCTGAGATCGCGCTTGGCTTGGTTGCGGCTTACTTCCACGCCGATACCGCGCAGCGTTCAGGGGCAACGAATTAGGCTCCGCTCAAACGACAAAACTCCCCTCGAACGAGGGGAGTTTTCCGTTATCACCGT